GTCGGACTCACCATCACTACCGCGTACTCTCAATTGAAGAGTGCTCGGAAGTGGTTCAAGTTTCACTCACACCGAGGTGACTTGAACATTGCACTACGGGAGATGCACGACATCCCCTCGTGGTGCCGGCAATTCGCAAACCTCTGGAAGAGGAGTGCGAGTGCCAAAGGCCACCGGCAGGCATTTCTCGCCGGTGTCCTTTCGCAAACAAGGGGTTGTGGAACGCCACCCCCCTTGGTTGTCCTGCAGTCGAAGGTCAAATTCTTACGGACCATCCAGCTGCAGAGCCCTCAGATGACGCCAACCCGGCGGTCATTGCTGAAGGCAGCACTCGATGAGGTGATCGGATCGATCCCTGACAGTGCTTTCACAGGACTCTCGACGAAAGCGAGGATCACTGTGACGACCTCCGCATGCTGGGAATCATCCCGGCGTGCTGGAGGTACCTCCGAAGAGATCAGACGTCTGATCACTGCGGGGGAAGCCGGTGAGCAGGTCCCCAAGCGGGATCTGAACACCGGAAGGGTCAACGGTTGGTGTGATATAACCACCGTTGACTCTCTCGGAGAGTATATCTTTTGGTCTTGTCTAGACCATACTCTCCGAACGCCACGGGAGAAGCTTAGAAATGCTTTTCTCACCGTGGTGAAGGAACCTGGTAAGGCGAGAAGCGTTACCAAGGCCCGTGCTTGTCTCAAGGTCGTCTTAGACCTAGTGAACAAGCTCTGCTCCGAACCCCTCAAGAAGGGTATTCGGAGTAGTCACTCGGGGATGGCAGAAGCCAACCACGGGTGGAACCTATTCGTCGACATGATGTCTGGCGAGTCGGTCAAGGAGCTCTTCGCTCTCTCAATGAGAGAGGAGAGCCCTTACGAAGGGTACACCGAACGGGTGGATACCTTCGAAGACCTCTTCTTTTCGTCTACGGACTTTGAAGAGGCCACCGATCATTGCGACCACGCTGTGGCCGCAATGATCGGGGATGCCTGGATGCGCAAATGCGGTATTCCAGACATCCTCCGGGGGATTGTGCATACGACATGCTACAAACCCCGAACTGTCTTCTTCTACGCCACGGGCGTGTTGGAAGGCATTGGGCGGAGCGAGCCTGAATTAGGCTCGAACATTAACTCCGTCCAGTTGGTGTGCGGGGTCCTCATGGGCGACCCGCTAACCAAGGTCGTGCTCCACATGATCAATGTGGTGACACGACGGTTAGGATCCCGGATGCATGATCCGGAATTCTACCAAGTCTTCATCAACGGCGCTGCCGCTAATGAAGCCTTCAGACGGGGGTTATCCGTAAGGAAAACACCCGCCTCCTCTCCGAGCCTAGGGTTACCCTAGATTGAGAGAGCGTATCCTGGAGGGACCCGGCGGGGTCCCCTGAGGTGCACCGTAACGCCCCTACGATGGGGAGCAA